TGATGAGTGTGTGTATTTTCTCCATTCCCAGGAGTACGGGCGTGACATACGAAGCAGTAGGTATGTCCATCTGAATATTCAGACTTCGCATCACTACTGCCACAGTTTTCACATGCTGTATGTCTAACGAATTCGCTCTCTATATGAGCCATTCCATTGGTATATTGTGCCAACTGGTCCAAGGAATTTCATGTTTCTCACACCATTTGGCGTATGTAGTTTTGGACCTTTTAGTTAAAGTATTGAAGGGAGATTGAAAGACCATCCTTATATCTAAGTCTGGGTTCTGTTCTTTAACAGCTTTCATCTTCCTTCTATCAGCTGAATCCCAATACCCTTTGGTTTCTAAATAGACACCATTAGGTAGTAGAAAGTCAGGAGTGTAATGATGTTGTATTTCATATGGAACCCTAGTTGGTTCATACTCATAATCTATACCTAACTCACACAGTAAATCTGATACCTTCTCTTCCAGTTGTGATCTGAACATTAGAAGTCATCTGTTTCATTAGAGGTAGGTACTGCTTCAACATTAGGTTCACCAGCCTTAAAGCCGCTGGTCTTACCAAATAGTTCAGCTACACCAGCTTGATCTAAGTCACCTGTATCTACACCAGCTCCTCCCTGAACCGTCACGATCTGTACTCCAGAGAGCTTCAGAGACGTTCCATATGATATTCCATCTCGTAGGAGGTAAGGCTTCTGTATGAACCCTAGCTTGACAGTAGACCCTGCATAGACAGGAGTATTAATATCACTAATAGGAGTACCTTCTGTATCGACCACTGGGGGTTTTTTATCTTCTGACCAGCTGAATTTAATAATGTATTTTCCATCGCTAACTTCCTCCCATGGTTCAGGTTTAAGTGATGATCTTTTAGGGTTCTTGAGTTTAGACTCAGCCCACTTAAGACAATCAACTCTCTCCTCTTCTAATTTATCTATTAAGTCCTTACCAACTACAGCTCTCAAGCTGTATCCGTACTGACTTGGCTTCATTACAGCCTGATAACCCTCTAATACTACGGGATCAGGTGTGACGTGGATGTTTCTCATTAACAAAAAAAGTAAGTGGATTCAATTACTGACTCTGGTTGTAAGTCGCCAATAATCGGTGGTTCAGACTCTGATCCGATAGCATCGGCAAAGTCTTGTAAAACATCATGCTCTGCGAACAGGTGCATGTAAGTATCTCTCACAATGTGAGACAAGTTAGACATATCAGTAGCTCTACATAATACACTGTCATGTATTAATGCTATTGGAGCGTTAAACTTTGTAGCACTGATATGTAGTAAAGATGCATCTAATGAATGTATTAGATTAGGAGCTGTAGCGTTCTTGTGATGAGCTAAGTCTACACCTTTCTCACCATTAGCTACTTTAACTCGACATCTTCCAAGTAATTTAAGTTCTATAGTCTTCGTATTCTTTTTCATGAGACGTTGAGTAACCCTGAAACCAGAGGGTGTTTTCCATACCAACTGATCAGAGCCATTCTTAATAGCTTTAGTTACTTCTTTCTCTATCCATCTCATTACTCTCATAGGTCCAGGTACAACAATTTCCATTGCGCCCCTGACTGCTTTAACAATCTCAGTTAACTCATCCTTAGTTATCTCTACACCTTTCTCTTTCAATGCTTCACGTATGTACGATCTATTAGAAAAAGGTTTAGCGTTATAAGGTATTGTCATTACTGTGCGTTTCGTACACTTACGATCCCAGTGAGGACGTACCTTCTCAGGTATATTTGGTAATGACTTTTCTGCTATTAACTTATAGACATCTTGTGGTTTCTCACTGGGAAGTACATTGACCATTGCAGCTGTAGATTTATCCCTTGCCATTCCTGCTAAAATCTGTATTCCAGAACAGGTGGCATCAGTTGCTACACATAAACCAGTTGTGGTCCGTGAGTGTGTGAATACAACATTATAGAATTCTTCACATGCCGCTAAAAATTGCCAAGGTTCTTCAGCATTTTCCCAATCTCCAATATTACCTAGTGGATCTGTCGCTACGCGCTCAATCCTTGCTTTATTCTCAGGTATAAATGGCCATGCTAATCGTTCTTGAATTGTTGCTTTATCCTGACCACTTGTAGTGGCTACTTGAAAAGCTAACCATTCCTTTCCATCATCTGTAATCTCTGCTTCATCAGCAAATCTAACTAGACTCTTTCCCCAATCAGTATCTTGCACTGATAGGAAGGAAGGGAGAGGATAAGTTCTACCCCTATAGTCAAAACTCCAGGGAATGTAATACTCTCTATCTTCAAACTCATCTATACAATTCATTATCATCCGTGTTCTACATGACACACGGAATTCATTAGCATTAGCGTTATTAGCGTCTCTAGCTTTATTCTTCCATTCCTTCCTAGCTAACTCATTTGTAGATATATCAAATGGTTTAGGAGGAATCTCGTGATTAATGATTGGTCTAAACTTACCAACAGGTATTCCTTTCTCATTGAGAGCCTTAGACACCTTGATAGTAAAGGGATTTAAACGATACTTAACTTTCTGAATCTTGTTCAGAAAATCGTATGGTGTTTTTCCCTGTATAGGGAGGGGCGGCCCCCTTCTAACCATTTCGTGACAACGTGTTAGAGCGTTGAGATAATACCCTCCATCTTCATCATGTGTCCAATCTCTTGGTGGTATGAGCATAGGCCAGCTTAATGGGCTGAATAATTCAGCTAACTTAACTATCTCATCCTTGAACTTTGAGAAAGTATCAGTAGCAAATAAGTATTTATCTGTACGCTTACGTGAGTATTCATCATATGTACTAAACCATCCTGATGATTCACATAAGCAATCCAAATACCAGCCACCAACCTTCACGTAGTATATAGAACTCCAATGCTTCCACTGTTCAATATCACATTTGCTGATAACAGTTTGCATTGCCTTACGTTTATATTCAGTACCTTTAGATTGATGCCAATAGTTTTCTTTTAGTACCTTGAATAAACCTGGAGCCGTGCTTTCATAGTGCCTCATCTGCAGTTCAGCTTCTATAGCTCTACCTATTGACTCCGTTATGTTTGCTACTGTCTTATCTTTTTTCTTAGCAGAGAATACTTTATCGAATGTTAACTTAAGAGTTATAGCTGCAGCTGATTCAGGATCTAGCTTTAATACATATTCATTGAGTAATCCTCTTTGATATCCAGTAGCAACTTTCAACCGTTCTTCCTTCTTACTGTTAATACTCTCTATGAATTGAGGTAATAAACTATCAATGGAAGCGTTACCGTAACATGTAGCAGAGGCATATGATTGATCCTCTAATTTCTTAGTTTGATCAGTTAATCTTTGTAAACCACCATTGATTTGCTTACGTTCGAAACTCTTTTGCATCTCAACTTGAGCTTCAGTTACTAACATCAGTACCTCCTTATAGATAGTTTACTAAGCAGTTCTTAATGTTGTTGTATCATCAGCAACTTGTTGTTGCATGATTTCTAGTAACTCATCCTTGTGTGGATGGTTCTTTACGTCACGTATCAGTTCTTGATACCTGATCTCAGAAGTTCTTTTGTTCATGATTGAAAAACTCGTCTGGTGAAATGTGATGGATTGCGTCATAGGTCATAACTGTGAATTCCTTTGAGTCCTTCATTAAGTCACTGACCTTCTTCTTAGCTGCATGTAGACGCTGATATGCAGTCTCTTTGATCTTACCTTTCTTATTCTCTTCTCGGACAACACATACATGGGTACGCTTTAATTCCCACATATCCTTCATGTCCATGAGTAGATCGAAAGGAAAGGGTTCATATTTATCTGATGGTATAGAAGCGAATTGCTTATACCTATTAGGGAAATCCCCTTTTGGTTTACTCATAGTGTGCTTCTAATTGTGTGTACAGTTTGTCAAGCTTAATGTCAGCTTGAATAGCCTTTAATTCACTACGTTTAGCTGGCTTTTCTACCTTCTGATTGTTACTCAGAGCGTGATGAGTGTGCTGCATAAGTGTTACTTAGTCCTTGTAAGTTTACGTACTAATTGTTTAGTTCGAGCCCTCGCTTGTCGTAGTTTCTGAGGCTTTAGCTTTCTTTTGTCTTTGCGCTGAGCGTCCGCGTTTGCGAACTTCAGATACCTTATACTTTCCATTTTCTATATTAGCTAGTAATTCCTTATACTTCTCTATCCACATGTGGTCCTTGTAATTGTGGATAAATGCAAGTATAGAATTCTGAATCAATGTTTCATTAGATACATTCATGTTCGTGTCCTTGAATAATACTCTTCGATTAGTTTGTCACGTAGATTAACTACGTCCTTGTGTAATAAAATGCAGTTGTTTGTACGTATGTGTGGACGATCAAACTTACTAATCAAGTGTACCAATTCATCCTTGGTAAATTGCAATCAAACCTCCATAGATAAGATAAGTTAAGGGATTGTGAGTCCCTCATCCTGCCCACGTATGGGCAAGAGGAGAGAATCTTAAAATGTATCCTCACCAAACATTACTTCCATTTCCTTACTCAACAAACGTGAGTCTTCAGCTGCTAAATAGCACATAACTTTGTATTGAAGTAAGTGGATCTCAGCCAACTTAACCTTACGCATGTATGCGTCATGGTCTTCAACACTATTACCTTCCGATCTAAAACGAACGGAAGTGTTATGTTCAGCTTCTCCAACTAATTCATAAAGACGAGCTAATTCATCTTTAGTGAATCGTTGAGATTCTGGAATAAGATGATAGATAGTGCCATCAGTCTTAGTTGGTACCATAGTTGGGTAGCGATGGAACAGAGGGAGAGTCCCTCATCTAACCCCGTAGGGCTAGAGGAGAGAGTCAGTCGCGGTCTTGTTGTAGAGCTAAGTGTTTATAAAGATCAGTAAGCTCAGTATCTGTATAGTACTGATACTTATTGTCATTACTCTGATCTCTATCATCTTCTAGTTTGAGTACACATGCCTCAGTACTACAAAGGTGATAAGCTGGGCCTTCACCTAGCCACATAGCAGCTAAGTTCTCTACCGTCCTTGATTCAGACTTAGCCCATTCTTCTAACACATTGAACTGCTTATCTGTCATCTTAATTGATAGTCTTCGCATGATGAGTGTGCGTCCTTGTTGTTAATTAAGAGGGAGAATCCCTCAGCCTATCTATCATTAACTGATAGACAGGAGGAGAGAATCAATTAAACGCGCGTGCGTATGCCTCACTGAATACAGTGCGTACATACTTACCTGCATTGCGTATGTCCTTGATAAGTAAAGGGATCTCATATCTTAATTGTTTATAGATAAGAGATACACCCTTGAATATCAGCGGCCATGCTGGTGCCTCGGTTAGCTCGTCAACTAATGCGTGGTCTTGTAATGCATGAGCTATCTCTAATAGCTGTGACTTAGTAAGTTTCTCAGAGATAGGCGCAGTTAATGCGTCATCATACTTCATTCGTTAACATGTAAACAACGAAGGGGTGTGAGTCCTTCATCTTACCTTACATTAAGTAAGGCAAGAGGAAAGAATCAATAGTTATTACTAAAGAATGCAGAACCTTGAACGCCTATCTTTACTTCGAAGTAATCAAAGCGTAACTCACGAGACCATACACTCTCCCAATCAATATGATTGGTGATGAATGTAGGTATGTTTGAGTCATCAAGGTAACTACAATCTTCACATAACTGCTCAGCAAAAGAGGCACCATCCAAGTGCTGGCCTTGGTATGCATCCTCGAATTGTGATACTGATTCGATACCGTAGTCCATGAGTTCTTGATAGAATTCATCAGACTGAGTATCAATATATCCCAATGATTCGATCTCATTCTTTAGAGATTCAATGGGAGATAATGTAGTAACAGACATGATTTAATCAAGCT